TGCTGGCATTAATATTCTTTCTTCGCTACTTGGTGGTGGCAATAACGAAGAAAGCGGATATCCTATTAGTAATAGACATCAACGTGGTGAAGGTTTAGCAAGAAGAGGCTCAGAACAATCAGCTGCTGATGAATTGGCCAGAGAAATGTCTATGAGACAAGGTAGAAACCAAGAATTAAGAGAACCAGATACTTACAGACAAGCACCACCAAAATCTGCATCTGGTATGGATCGTAATACTGAAAAGTTCTTTGGTAACGAATTTGCGCCATCATGGTATGCTGAATTAAAGGGTGCATACCCACACGATCTTAAACACGTAAAATTTTAATAAAAAAGGGGAGCCGAAGCCCCCCCTTACATTACCAAAAATTAGTCCAAATATTACCGTGCCAAACTTTTAAAGTGAGCCATCAAATCATCATCTTCATCATCTTCAATGACTGGTGACTTTGGTGCAGCTGATTCCTTAAACTTAGGAGCAGCATCTTCACGAGCCCATGGAAGATCCTCTTCTTCTGCACGAGCAACCTTATTCTTAGGTGTTTGTGCATCGTCAAGAACCTTCAAAAGACGAGCCTGAAGTTCTTCAAAAGACTTGAAGTTAGAAGGTTCAAGGAATGACTTCAAAGAGTGTTCGCTCTTCCAAACATTTTCCAATTCTTCATCATCATCAAGAAGAGGCTTAATCTTATCGAACTCTGACTTATCGTAGTTGCGATAACCTTCAACGTTACGAATCTTGAGCTTGAAGTTTGCACCAGCCCAAAGATCGAATGGGTTCATTGGCTTCTCATCTTCGAACTGAGGATTCATAGCTTCATTGAGCTTATCAAAGATTTTCTTGCCGTACTTAAACAAGAATACCTTACCTTCATTTGCAGGATTACCCTGATCAGTAACAACATAGATGTTAGAGATAAAGTGTAAACGACGCTTCTGCTTACGAGCCTGAGCACGTTCAGGAGACTTATCGTCAGTGCTCGAATTCCATAACTTTGAATTATACTCAGAAACAGGATCTTGCTTACCAAGTGTAGTCAAAGAGTTTTCAATGTACCACAAACCAGTTGGACCCTGAAAACCATGGTCGAACATGCGAATAAATGGGACATCTTCATCTGGAGCTGCTGGAAGAAAACGAATAACGGCATAACCATTGTTAGCCTTATCGACTGTAGGTGTCCAGAAACGATCGTCTGCACCCTTTGATTCTTGATTTCCTGAGAGCTTTGTTAATTCTGCGCTAAGAGCTTCAAGTGACTTCTTGCCAGATTGTGCTTTGAGATTAGAAAAGTTCATGTATATTCTCCGTATGTTTTAATATCAGTATGACAGTTTATTGAGTGATCGTATTCACTCGCAACATTATTTAGTATACCTTTATTCATCAAAATAGTCAAGGGCAATCTTTATTATTTTGACCTTATCATATTTGATAAAAGGTGTATATTTTTCAATCTTGGTTTTAAGTGATTCCCAAACCAAATCGTACTCCATTTTAGAATCCCACTTTTGTTTAACACCTGAAAATTCTAATAAGAGACATAGAGTTTCTAGAGATATTTCTTTCCCTAGATATAACTTCAAAAGAATTGGGTGTTCGCCTTCTTTACAAATGAAGTTATTTTTCAAAACAGGGTCAAGTTTTGTTAAATCCTGTTTAAACATATAAGACAAAGACTGCTGACGTTTTGTCCAATCTTTGTAAATTTTTTCAGCAACTTCGCTATATGCTAATTCTTTAATCCACGTTTTTTCATTTTCGGAGAGATTAGCAACAAGGAAGCTATGTACGTCTGGATGCTTGGCGAGCTTTTGGAAAAATAATTTGTCTTTGCGTGCATCGAATGTTTTTGCATTTACTCTTACCTTGCCATTGTATTTAAAATAATCATAAGAAGGTTTACTGAAGTGATTCTTCAGCGCCAAATATTCTTGGTAACATTCAATTGCTGACATCATTCTACTGCTTTTCAGGATTAAGTTGGAACTTTATGATATAAAACTGATGGATTTTCAAAAGAAAACAAATAACTATTTTCTGGATTTTTATGAAGATCTTTAATAAAATTATATCGTTTCAAATCATACATAATATTATAATCCTAAATCGGCAAACGAGCACCACGTTTAAGAACATTAAGATTTTCGGCTTCTGCTTGAATTTTAGCTTTCATTGCTGGATCTTTCTTAATCCAATATGCTGCGGTCTCGACTTCTAATTTATTATTTTCACACCAGAGAACAACAGCATCGATATATTCTATATTTTTCGTTAAACAGAGTTTCTCAATATCTTCGATGAAGGTATTAGTTTTCAACTCTAAGATCATTTTCTCATTTTTTGAATTTTTTGTCAATTTGTTCAATTCTTTTCAGGAAATTGGCGACCACCAAGGGACTCGAACCCCTAACCTAGAGAGTAGAAATCTCTTGCTCTTCCAGTTGAGCTAGGTGGCCAATAAAATTAGGTGGTGGGATTCTGTTGCCAAGTTCCCACCGAACTCCGATCAAGCCGCTAGGTGACCAATTATATTACTTATTGTCGACAAACTTTTTAATTTCTTCAGCAAGATTAATAATATCCGATTTTATTGGATATTTAAGAGCAGAAATTAATTTTGTTTTTTCTTCGGAAACTTCTGGATATGATAACATAATCTTTTCCAGAGCAGCCTGATATTCAGCGTTAAGTTGATCTCTTGCAAAATGAATAAGATTAAATCTTAAATCGTATGGTGTACTCATTTGTAGTCTCCTTTGTGTGTGTTTTGTGTGTTATAAAGCGAGCCCGTTCTGTTTCGAGGTGGAACTCATACCCAAGAGATTATGCCGCTAGGCGCATCTCAAGAAGTGAATTATCGTTTGCAGATAATTTATTTATGCCATTGTCTCGATCTTGTCTTTATTACACCAGTCGATCCTATTTCGCCCCCATCAAAGATACACGAATAAAACAAGTATTAGTTGCTGTTCTATTTCTTGTCACCCTACCCTAAAGCAACAATCTCGCAGGGTGTTCGTGTATCCATGGTGGAGGCGGTGGGTACTGCCCCCACGTCCTCAGTGTCTATTCCACATGATGTCATCAACATCAGCATAGTATTTATTATACCATATTATTTAATAAAAGTCAAACTTTTTCTTTCCAGTTAGCACCAATATAATACTCTATCATAATTTCCATACCTTTGATGAAATGTTCTGTATCGTTAAGATCACCAAGTTCATACTCCGCTAATGGTTCACGAGATAGTTTATCACTCAGTTCTTGTTTTTGTTTCACCAAACCTCTGTAATCTTGAAGTAAGGTCTGCTCGAAAATCTTATCGATTGTTTCTACATCAATATCAATTAACATTTTTAATCTCCACTTTATCTTTATTAACCACAAATTCTACGATGTTATAATCATCGAACTTATCACCACCATATCGAAAATAATCTCTACCACCATCAACGAAAGCGCCATTACCAGCATCACGATAATCATGACGATAACGAGAATAGGTAACTGTACCTTCAGTTTCTAAACCTTTAAATACAATACCATCAACAGCTGATAAACCATTAGCAATCATTAATTGATTAGTATCATCAATATAAATTGCGAAATAATTTGAACCTTCTGGATGTGCAGTTTTGGTGTAAAAGATAGCTGTTGGAAAATTAGTCCAACCACCACTAAAACTTTTAGCGCAAGTTTCTAATACATAAGTAGCCTTGTAATGCTTTTCGATGTTTTTAATTTTCTCTTCGGTAAGAAAAGAACATTTAGTATCGACAGTCATACTAACTCTATCAGTAACTAACTTACGCTTGTTCATCACTACCTTCCAATTCTGAAATTATTTTTCCCGCCGTTTTTTTCCAGTAGTTATACTGTATGACTACTTTTTCATGACTCAGTTCCATTGGTTCATTGAAAAACGCCCAGACAAAATTCCGATAACGTTCGATATCAGCGATTGTCTGCTTCATCTCCATGATACCACCTGGACCTGATTCCAATCTCTTAAGTTTTTTAAGATAATAATCTGCATCTTCTTGAGAGATTTTATATTCATCAGCTACGCTATAATCACTCATCAGGTATACCTCTTAACAAAAATTGGTCCAACTCTCCAGTAAGTATAAGGTGTTGCACCATAAAGATATCCACCACCATTAAACCTAGTAATACCCCATGCGAACCATTCACCATGCATTGGCCAAATCCAATGTACAAACCATTTCCTACTCAGTCTCATTTTTTACTTTCATATATGTTTCGATGCGACGATCAATATACTCATCAAGATGTTGTTTAAAATTTTGTTTGGCTAGTGGTAAAATATTAGCACGGATATTATCTGCCTGTCTCCACTCGCCTTCATCATTGTGATGCCACTCATCATCTAGAGTGTCGATAAGTTTTTCTAATGACTCAATAACATCTTCAATAATCTCAGAGCTTTTCCTGACCATTATTTCACAACCTTTAAAAGAATAGTATTTTCATTAAGACGACCGTTAGCTGCAGTTTCCATTTCTTCAACCAATCGTTTAAGAACGATCTTACCACCCTTCAAAACAGTTTCCAAACGCTCGTTAGTTTTACGACCAATTTTAATAGATCGAGAAGTTGACTCGTCAAAATCAATAATGGTAGTGCCGCGAACACTGAGACCACTGGGACCCATAGCATTAAAAACACTAAGAGTGTTATACTTCGTATTAAAAGTCCAGAGGCTTTGAGCGCCGATGATAGAGTTAGGCGTAACTGAGGCAATCTTATGCTCATTGCTTTCTTTTTGGAACTTCACATTTTTGACTAGCTTATCAGTTGATACTGGTTTTGGTTTGCGAGTAGCTCGTGTTTTCTTAGCAACAGATCCATACTTTGAAGCATCTTCCATAAGTTTGCCAAAGAAAGCAATACGGTTCTTCAATTCTTTTTTTGAAAAGTTCGTATATCCTTCAATATCGCCTTCATAGGCTTCGATTAAATCGTTCAACCATGGACCATAATACTCAATGATCTTTGATGCATACATGGCAGGAATTTCATTCTTCTTCAACCAATCATAAAGAGAAAACTCTTCATTCTTATCGATCATCTCTTCGATGTCACCAATGATATCATACCCACGCTCGCGAATACGATCTTGAATAGATGGTTTATCTGAAGTTACTGTTTTCTTTTCAACTTCAAGATGAGTAAAAGCTTCTTTAAGATATTCATCGATTAAAGTAGCCCAGTTATTTTTCTTGGCAGTTTCAGGAGAAACAATAGAAATTCTCGCCATCCAACATGCAGATAGCGGTAGCCAAGTATCAGAAACCTTTGATAGAAGTTTTTGATCAGCTGAACGATTGTGTGCAGCAAGGTAAGAAGCAAGGTACTCGCGAGCCTCCTCCTTGCTGCACATGGCATTGTACCAGTTGATTGATCGAATCGTTGAGTTTTCGATCTGCGTAGCAGTAGGTTCATCACCAAGATACTTCACATTCACGAGATACTGTTCGCTACGAGTTTTACGAACAGGCTTCGGCTTGCTACGCTTAATCAACTTTGGTCTCTGTGCCATCTTTGTATTCCCTATTTCAATATTACTATTATACCATCGTTATGAAATAAAGTCAAGCATTTTCTTTTTCTTGCATAATTTTAATCTGTTCACGGACAGTGGTCAACGCTAACATAATATCACTATTAGCGCCGACCATTTCAGCAAGTGTTTCGAGCTCGTCTAGGATATTTTCCATATAGGATATAAGATCTAGGCGATTCTCGTTTACCAACTTAAAATCCATTAAACTG